ATGAAATGTTTTATTTCTTCAAACAGTTTTCTTTCGTGGCTTTCTGTCAGATACTCGCTCTTCAGAAACGGCAATGCTTTTCTCATAAATGCTTCGTTTCGAATTAGATTCGAAAAGATTAGTGTTTCTGTTCTCATTCATTTCTCTTTTGTCATTTTCAATCGCTCCATGTAGTATACTACGTACTACGTCCCGTGTAAAGCGTTCGAAACTTTTGGATTTTAAATTGTGATTATTTACATTAGATATAATATCATGATCAAATGTTAATAGCCTCGTATCATCACTAACCTGCAAATTCGAAAACTTAACAATTACACCATCATATTTTTTTAGATACTTGACATCGAATGTATTGCCACTATCTCCTAAATCAAGAAGGAATGTGTAATGTTTGTTAATTTTAGTAAAGTTCTTAGCATACCAAAATTCAATCTTGGCGAGCAAATCTTGAATTTTATCCTTGATCGTCATTTTCAATCTCCATCACTAAATCATTAACAATGGCTGAACTAAATCGATAATTATCACACACCCATTCTTTAAATGTCTCATCAGCAAGAATACTATCCCAAAACTCTGATGAATCAGTATCAGCCATACGCCACTTCTTACTTTCGATTTCACCAGTTTTTGTATTTACACGAGAATACCAGCCATTACTTGGTTTTGTTACATGACCAGAATCAAGTGCCATATTCAAAAGACCACTGTACTTACTAATTCCACCATCGAAACGAACTGTGACGGGGATTTTCGATTTTTCTATAACATAACGTGATTTCTCAACATTAATAATGTATGAATAGCCAACTAGATCGGCACCATCTTTTTCTTGTTGACGACCAATAATGTAGATATTGTCTGCTGAGTAATAAGAACCTGTTCCACCACCGACAATATCTCTGGGATACAGACCTATCTCTTTATAGGTGTGATTTACTACGACCATCGGAATGTCTTTTAGTGTAAGGTGTGGTGTCACCATACGAAACAGGGATTTTATTTGTTTTGCGCGAGTCATATCACCAACAGACTTTTGCTCAAGCGCATCTTCAATTTCTTTCTTTGAAGCAAGATTACCGATTGAATCAATTAAAATCATAATGTGATCGCCACGTTCAATATTAGCCAACTGTTTCATAATGTCAAATTTTAATTGTTCAATATCTGTCACCGGAGTATGAACGACTCGTTCTTTGTCAATACCAAAATTTTGAAAATATGATTGCGGTGTACCGAACTCAGAATCATAGAAAAGAACAATTGCTTCAGGATACTTGTCCTGATAGGCTTTTGCCATGATCAAACTGAAAGCAGTCTTGAAGTGTTTACTCGGACCAGCCCACATGGTGATACCAGGAGTAAATCCACCGTCAAGAGAACCAGAAAGCGCAATGTTTACAGCAGGAATGTTTGTTTGAACCAAATCTTTCTTTTCAAAGAAGATTGAACGAGAAAGAATTGCGGTATCTTTAATTGTAGAATTTTTCTTAAGTTTGTCGATTAGGCTCATTGTATTCTCCATGTATACAATATATGTATTGTATGCTATTTTATGTAAAAAAGCAATCTAGTGTTGCAACTTTTTCGGTCTGCCAATCGATTGCAGAAAGAATGATGCTCAGTGGTTCAATAAATGATTTCTTAAATTGTAAATCATAGTCAACATATTGTTCAGCATCAAGTTGTTTCGGCAAACCAGATAAGAATGCAAGAGTGTTATTATTGAATAAGTTTGGCTGTTTAAGATAGATAAACTTTATCTTCTCGCCTTCTTGAATTAATTGAAATCGTTTAGTGAGATTAAGTTCATGTAAAAAGTGATTGTAAACCAATGCACCCTTTACATGAATTGGTGTGCCTTTCTTAAAGATACTATTGCTATCAGAATATTCAGACAATCCATTGACGCTACGTGGAAACGCAATATCTTCAATTGGCAATCTTTTGAAATCTTTTCGAAATTTCTCAATAAAATTGTGAAGGTCATTTTGTGATTGATTCATGATAATGCTAATCGCTTCTCTAATTTTTGTGCGACAGGCGGATGGAGTTGACGATTTAACAGCCTCAAGACCCATAATTTTGAGTTTTGGTTTTGCGTAAGCCACACCTTCACTATCATACACATTTAAGATATAACGCTTTTTTGCAGTCCAAATAGTTTTGTCGGCAAGAGACTCACGCTTCATTTCCATGCGTTGTTGGTATGCGTTTACATATTCTTTGAGTTCTTCATAGGACTTATCAATAAACGGTTGAATCTTTTCTTCGCAGATCTTGTCCATGAAACAAATAACTTTTTTTGTATTAGTTGTATCTGAAAAGAACTTATCTACAATCGGTTCAAGATTTAGATAAATTGAGTCTGTATCAGAGGCAATGACATAATCTTCATTGCCTGTTTTTAACAACGAATTCATATACTCATTAATCTTTTGTTCAATCCAGCGAATTGACAATTGACCTGCGGTGGTAATGCCTTCTGCGATACGAATATCAAAGAAGCGAAAATATTGATTACCCAGTGCACCGTAAGCGGAGTTCAGTGTGACCTTTTTAGCCAACTGAAGATTATTATATCGCGAGATCTGATTTTCAAGATACTTAATCTGATTCTTATCCTCAAGAACTGTTTCAATCTTTTTTTTGGCTTCGAGAGCAAGTTTCTTATAACGAGTGCGATCTTTATACATACTGTCCATGATTTCAGGCATTACACCCTGCTCGTTAATGCTAAACATTTGACCATTCGGCGTCAGCGTTACATTCATCTCTTTAAGTTCACTGGTATCTATTTGCTGATTAAGCAGCGTATCGACATTGATTCGTTTGTTGCCAATAAATTGTTTCATCTGATCAGTATACTTCGCTGGTTCAACTAAAGTTTCCATCGAAATATTATACTGCATAATTAAGTGTGGATACAAACTGTTCAAGTCAAACGAAGCAACCCATTTGTGCATGCCGAGCAATGGTTCTTTAACATATGCACCCTCATAGGCTGATCTCTTTTCGCCACGTTTCATCTGAGGGATGACAATCTTTTTCTTGAGTAGATAGTTGCAAATAATCGCATCCCACATGCGCACTTGAGTAAAGACATCGCTATAGTTGACTTTATTATCATATGCGAGAGTCAATGCCAATTCAATCATCTTCATCTTTTCTTCAAGTTTCTCAATAAGTTCAACGTCTCGAATATTATATTCAATAAATTTTTGATAGTCATGTTTGTAGAGTTGATGCAATGTTTCATATTCACTGAAGTCCAGTTTCTTCTCATCTAACTCAACGTGTGCAATATTATCGAGACGATAAGATTCTTGTTGTACATAAGTGAACTTGCGGTAAAGTTCTAGATAGTCAAGAGTTGCAACACCAACAATTTTATAGATAATGTGTTTGCGATTCATAAAATATGCTTCGCTTTTATCTAGATAATTCCAAGGAGATAATTTTTTTGCCTCTGACTCGCCAAATAGTTTGGTGATGCGATTTACAAGATAAGGGATGTCGAAGAACTTTATATTCCATCCTGTGACCACATCAGGATGGAATTTCGACCAGAAATCGAGGAATTTCAGTATAAGATTTGATTCGTCGTGACATTTTGCATAATGCACGTTGTCGCGGTGCTTGCTATAATCGCCAACACCAAACACAAAATAATTACTCTTAAGTTTGATGGTGATGGCGTTGATTGATTCGTTGGCATCTTTTGGTTCAGGGAATCCATTTTCGGATCCAACCTCAATGTCGAGATAAGCGATAGTAACTTTGTTAATATCCCAAAGAATATCATCAGGATAACGATCGGCAATAAAAGCATACTCATAACGATTATTACCAAAAACAGGAAAATTATCGACGCTCTCATATCTCCTTAAAAAATTACGGCACTCTGGAATGGTGCCAGGTTGTATCGGCTTTACGAAATCGCCATTTAATGTTCTTGTGTCAGTTTGTTCTTGGCTTAACAAATAAAATATCGGACGAAATTCAATCTTTCGTCTGACCCTTTTGTCATTCTCAACACCTCGATAGAGGATATACTTTCCTGCTACCGAGATGTTTGTGTAGAAATCGGACATATCATCCTGTGATTAATTGTTTTGGTGGCACAACAATTCCTGTGCCGAATATTCGATTATACTCGTTTTTCACCTTATCAGCAACTTCTGCGATGACAAGAATATGATTTTTTTTGACTTTAAATGAAGAATTACTTGCTTGCATCCAAGGCATAAAACCAAGAATTGGTGCGCCATCTTTACCGCGCTGAAGAACACAGGCAACTGGATTAGTGAATGTTAATTCAGCATCAACATCATCCAAAATTTCTACAATTAATTCCTCACCGCTTACAAGTTTGATTGCTTTAATTGCCATTTTTTTCTCTCTCATAATTATCCATAAAAATTTTATTTTTTATTGATTGTGGGTTGTTGTTCAAATAAAAAACACCATGAATCAAAGTCCATATATCTCTTCCAACTTTTAATTGGTGACCGTTGTAACTATCAATCTCGATTTTTTTTGATAAGAAAAAATCACGAAGTTCAGAAAGAGAATTCATTACTTTTCACTAACACCAGTTTCAATTGTCTGACGTTTAAGTTTAAATCTAACATGATTAGCATGGGCTTCTATAAACATTTTTTTCAGATTTCCGCGTTCATGTGAATTTTTGATCCAATTATAAGTCTCAGACATCGCTAAAATGCGTTTAAATTGGCGTGGAAACTTAGCGCTAAAAAAATCGCTACGATTAGCCATTCAATAATTCCTCACACTTTTTCCAGAACTGTTCTTGTT